AGCAAGAATTCTCTGACTTCTTCTAAAGACATCTGTTCTACTTCTTCCCAAACATCTTCCCATACTCTGTCGTTTATTTCATGGCTCATATTATTTCTCCAATAATTTTATTTTGTTACAACTATTGTAACATAGTTTAAATTCTTTTTGTGATATAAGTATATAATTTGTAGTAATAAAAAACAAATCGAGAGCTAGATTTTTTTCTGCAGTTCTAACTCTCGAAGAGTAGTAGTTTCTTATACGCTTTCAAGGTGGTTTCAAGTCCTACTAACTTTGCACCCGATACCTACTCATTTAATTTAGGTATCACGCCCACCGAAGACCATGCTGTGCTGTTTAAACATTGCACAATGTTGTCTAATCGGAAGTCTTATATCGCCTTTCGGTCTTGCACCAGACTAGAGGTGTCTTCATTATCCTGAGTATCTTGGCTAGAAACTATCCACCTATGCTCGGCTTCGCTACAGTCATCTCTCAGGGTTATCGAATATTTTTCACATAACTTCCCGTGGTTTTTTCTCTATGAATTTTTACCTTCATAGTTATGTAGTAATTATATCAAAATTTTTATTGCTTGTGTGGAATAAGTATATAACTTTTAGTTATATTACTCAAGTTCCTCAGCTATTAAAGTTACTGTGTATCCTAACTCTTTAGCTCGTTGTAAAGTTCTTAAAGAGATAGTCTTACCACCGCCAACCTCTCTGATAAAATCAGCTAAGGTATTATGAGGATAATAAAAATCACTACCATAATAATTTTTCTTAACTATTTTTATTTCATTATTAATCATTCTTTATACTCCTTAAATTACATCAACAATAATAATCGAAGCTACACAAAGTAACAGGGCAAAAGGTTTAAGAATAAACCAATTAAACCATGACAACCTGTCTATGCTTGTTATCGTTTTAATATCATTAATAAATAAATCCCATTCTCTTTTAATAAATTTAATCATCTTTAACTCCTTGTTTAAACAGTCTTAACCGTTAGCAAATACTGCTACCTGAAAATTTGGTACATCTAAAACCATGTAATCATGTTCTAAATCTCTGGCGTGCTTATCAAAATCAAAATATCTAGCAGCGTAGGCACTGATACCATCATTAAGTATTTCATCTGCATAATCATCTGCATATTCTTGAAAGCTATCATAAGTACCTAAGTAATTATTTTCGGCTTCATCTACCATGTAATCTTCATAATCTGTATAACAATTTTCAGCATAAGCTATGATAGCTTCATTATCTAAATGATTCTCTTCCATAGCTTTAACAAAATTAAAAAGCTTTTCGAAGTCTGGATACTCTGTATCTAAACTGATTCCTTCAAAGTCATGCACCGCTACTTCATCAGCGTGTTCCGTTACATCTTGAATCGCCCATCTAAATTTATCAAAGTCTTCATACTCGCTAGGTGTTAGCCAACCGCCAATCATTCTACCTTGATTATATGCTTCCAAAGAAGCTACGTATATTTTTACTGTCATAATTTTATATCCTGTTTAAACGCCCTACTCTTTAATAGGTGGTAGGGCTTAACCTTTTCCCTCACTCAACAAATCTAAAAACTCATTTCTTGTTCTTCAATAAGAGTTGATTCTCCGCAACCATTGCAAATATGGTTCGACATGATACCAATGTTCTTTCTACTTGTTCTATATGAAAAATCACACTCAGTACAAGACACCTTCAGCATTCTTGTAGTCTGTTTCTTACGTTGATTTATTTTTAACTCATTGTGAGGATACAAGCCAATGTCCTTGACAATATCTTTTATCGTTGCCTTCAGCTCGTCACCCGCACATGCTTGAGTCATTTTAGATGCACCGTTTAAACCGACTGCCATGCATATTTTCTTAAACCCCGCACCGTGTCCACTCTCGCAATCATCAATGGCGTGTACTAATTCATGGGCTAGTGTATCGATAACTTCAACGCTATCATCAACAGTTGGTACAATCATTATCTCATTAATGTTTGCCTTACTCCAACTTCTAGGCACACATTGACCAAGAGTCTTTTTATTTTTAACTGCCGTACCCAATGCCCAAGAGCAAGAGATTTTTACATCAGGTATTTCATAACCTGCTTGTTTAAACACTCTAGCATTAAGTTCGTCTTTAGCCTTTTGCAAATATTCTTCTCTAGTTCCGTTGAATAATTTGCTTTCAATCATTAAGTTTTGAATTGTCATATATTTTTACTCCGTTGTTAAGTTTAGGTTGAGCAGTTTTGAAACTTGCTCAGGTTCGGCTACAATTACTCCTTATCTTCTGCCCTGTATTTTCTCATCAAAACCAATTCCAAGTCATTCTTAATAGATGGTTTCTCACTCCAATAGAAATTCTTGAGCTTGTATTCTCTGCGAATTTCATCTCCTTCTGGTGTAATTTCTTTAGAAGCAATTACGGTATTTTTATAAGTATCAACATCTGTAAGATGTGCATAGGTCTCATTTTCTGGCATATCAAAATCAATGCTCACGAGCTTCTGTTTTGTACCCTTAAAGATTTTATCGATTACTCTAAAGTCTTTGAAGAAAAAGTTTAATAATGTTGTTTGTGGTGTTTTCATAAGTTGTTGCTCCGTTGTTAAGTTATTTGTTAAGTGTATAGATTTTTTTCAGGAAAATCTCAAAACCTATCTTTTTGTTATAAGCTTATAATTAACCTCCGTTTCTAACTAAGTTGCCATCTTGATTAAGCACAAGAGTTCTTTTGATTTTAGGTCTAACCTTATTGTTTCTTTCTTGTGCCTTGATATTTCCCATGCCGTCTATCGATTGCCCTATAAAGTTTTCTCTTCTGACATATTGCAAATGGATACCACCTTGAAAAGTTAAAACCATCTTCTCATTATGATTGCCTGCCCTGACTTTGAATCTATCAATCATGCCGCTAGATTTATGCATCACTATGAAATAACCGTTATTCTTTAGAACATCAAATTCCCTAGCGTCATAATGTAATTTATTTATTGTAGCCATATTTATTTGCTCCTTTGTTGCACCAAAATGGTGCATTTCTAATAGGTGGGTTTATTCCCAAATCCTGTAACCATTGTGAGCTTTTATTTCTTTAAAGTCAAACATCTGATATAAAGTTCTTAGATTGTTTTTTCATAGTTAAAATCTTACTTATAACTAAAAAGAATAAGCTCTCTAAGCTCAATGAGAAGCTTTTTTGATGTATACCCTAGGAAAGTATAAAAGGCTCTTAGAATCGATTTATAAAGCTTAGAGAGTTTAAACACTTTCAAAGCTTGTGAAGTTGGATATATCCCGTTGTAAAGTGTTGAAAAGTAAACTTTAAAAACTTTACAAGCTTGAGAAGATTCCATTAACCAGACGCACAACTTTCAAAGCTTGTCAAGTACTTTTCAAAGGTTTTATAAAGTTCACAAAGATTTCACATAACTCACTTGTAAAACTTTGTAAAGTGTGGTAGGGAAATGCTTATTCCAAAAGGTTATAAGCCTTGGAAAGTTTTTAAAGTTTAGTTATAAGGGCGGGGCAGGATACACATGGGGGGTACTGGGGGTATAATATAAAACTCGTACATTTTAACCTAGTTTAGGTATTAACCAGTTGCCCTAAACTTTATAAAGCTTTATAATAAATCTATCACTAATTATATAATAAAAAACCCTGTACGTTGTACAAGGTTTTAAAAGCTCTATAGGGATATGTTATTTCATATATATACACCGGGGTGGCATACAAGTATATTGTACACTTTTTTTCAGCGTTTGTCAAGACCTTTCGTGTTTATTTTAAAATAACTTGACAAACTTGCAAAGTGTCTCTATAATATTAAAGTATGACATACTTATCAGAAACTCGTAAAAAGAATTTAACTGAGAAACAACAAAGTTTTTTAGACAATCTAGTCGTAACTAAAGGAGACTTTAAAAAGGCTGCAGAACTAGCAGGATACTCAGGCAATCACTATCAAGTTATCAAATCACTTAAAAATGAAGTAGTTGATTTAGCCTCGGATGTACTTGCCAAGTCTGCACCAAAGGCTGCTTTTAAGTTAATCGAAATGATTGATTCTGATAGACCTGTACCTCAAGCTAGTCAAAAACTTGCAGCAGCTCAAACTATCTTAGACAGAGTGGGTGTTAGTAAGACTGATAGGGTGCAGGTTGACCATAATGTACAGGGTGGTATCTTTATACTACCCCAAAAAGAAAACGTAATAATAGATAGTGATGAGTATGAAGATATATCTGACTGAAATGGAAGAGCATGGTAAAAAGTATGCTGGACCTAATATACTTGCAGAAAATTTACAAGAGGCTGAAGAAGCTGCCGAAGCAAATGGTTTAACGTTGTTAGGCGAGTTTGTTGAAATAGTAACTGAAAGAGGTTTAATGCACTATATAGAGCCTGAAGATTTTAACAGAGAAAAGGTGTTACATTGATTGAATTTTTTGTCGCTTTTGTTACTGCTTACTGTATTAGTTACTATATAGTTAATAATTTAATGTTAAAGGTTTATTATGCCGAAGAAGAAAACAACAACAAAAAAGAAAAGCACAGTAAATAAAGCTGGTAATTATACTAAACCTACTATGCGTAAGAATCTTTTTAATAAGATTAAAGCAGGTAGTAAAGGTGGTAAACCGGGTCAATGGTCTGCTCGTTGCAAAAGTTAAAAAGATTAAAAAACCGTATGCTCGGAAAATTCAAATACTTACTGTACTTGAGCAAAGAGCCAAGGTACAAGGTAAACGAGAACAAGCAAACATTGCTAAACGAGGCAAAGAAGCTATTAGGAGACAACGTGAAAAGAAAAGAAAATAAGTATGATGGTTGGTTCTGGAGTTCACATACTAAAAAGTTTTATCGTTGGAATGAATTTATTAAAATAGAAAAAGAATATGACATTAAAGAAAAGTCAGCGTAGTTTAAGACAGTGGACTAAACAAAAATGGCGAACTAAGTCTGGTAAGAAGTCTTCAGAAACTGGAGAACGTTACCTACCAGAGAAAGCTATTAAAAGCCTTAGTTCTGCAGAGTATGCTGCAACTTCTAAAAAGAAACGAGAAGATACTAAAAAAGGTAAACAGTTTTCTAAACAACCTAAAAAGGTTGCTAAAAAAGTACGAAAGTACAGGAAAGTAAAATGAGTAAGAAAGATTCAAGACTCAAAAAAGCTGGAGTATCAGGTTACAATAAACCTAAAAGAACTCCTAACCATCCTAAGAAATCACACATAGTTGTTGCTAAAGAAGGTGATAAAATAAAAACAATTAGGTTTGGACAACAAGGTGCAAAGACTGCAGGTAAACCTAAAGCAGGTGAATCTCGTGCAACTAAGATGAAAAGAAAGTCTTTCAAAGCTAGACATAGAAAGAATATTGCCAAAGGTAAAATGTCAGCAGCTTTTTGGGCTAACAAGGTGAAGTGGTAATATGTCTTATTCAAAAGAAGTAGTTGACCGTTTTGAAAGTGTTTTAAACAATCCTGAAAAACATGCTGTTGGTAGGTTTGACCCTAACGACCCTAATGTAGCTACTGGTTTAACTGGTGCTCCCGCATGTGGTGATGTTATGAAGTTGCAATTAAAACTAAATGATGATATAATAGAGGATGTTAAATTTAAAACCTATGGTTGCGGTTCTGCCATAGCATCAAGTACAATGTTTGTTGATATGTTAAAAGGTAAAACTATAGCTGAAGCAAAGCAGATTAAAGATAAAGATATTGCTAAAGCTTTAGAACTGCCTTCTATTAAGTTACATTGCAGTGTTTTAGCAGAAGAAAGTATTCACAGAGCTATAGAAAACTGGGAAGCTAAAGTAAAACATAGACAACACAATCAGCTAGAACGCTGGGAAGACCCTAACGGTTACGGTTACTAATGCCACACGCAGGACACTTTGGAGTAAAATCCGCAGCTAAACGTAATAGAATGGCTCGTAATAAAGCTAGAGCTAAACAAGTATCCGATGAACAGTTTGAAGATAACTGGAATAGGGTTTTTAATAAATCTAAATCAGAAAAGAAAAAATAATGAATATGTTACCAGATGGTTATATGAAAAGAAATACATCTACTATACCTTTTGGTTATGAGTACGATGAAATTACTGGTTTCTTAAAACCTATTGAAAGTGAATTAGAAGCATTACTTACTGTAGAAAATATGATTGTAAATGAAGAAGTATCTTTACAAACTGCAGTAGATTGGCTAGAATACGAAACAGGTCGTAAGATTTCAACTCCCGGATTAAAAAAACACATAGATAAAAAGTATGGTACACGAACTGAAAGATTGGGAGAAGAATCCTCATCTCTACTTGCAAGATGATGAAGGCAACTTCGTTTTAAAAAAAGACGGTACACCTAGAAAGAAAAGCGGTAGACCAACTTTAAAAGATGAAGCAAAGTTTGCAGCTCATCGAGCAGTCTCTAGAAAACAAAAGAATATTAGAAAGATTGAGCAGAAACTTAATAATGCTCGTAAGTCTTTAAAAAAACAAAAAGATACTTTAGAAAATTTAAGTGGTGATGAAAAAAATGTCGCTACTACTGATGAGTTAGACAAACTACCTGCTACTGTTAAAAAAGATTTAGAAGATGCAAATGTTTTGTTTCATGCTAATGAAGGACCACAAACAGATTTCTTAGCTGCAGACGAAAAAGATGTTCTTTATGGTGGTGCAGCAGGTGGTGGAAAATCATACGCAATGTTGGTTGACCCACTACGCTATGCTCATCGAAAAGCTCATCGTGCTTTAATACTTCGTAGGTCTATGCCAGAGTTACGAGAAATGATTGATAAGTCTCGTGAGCTATACCCACAGGCATTTCCCGGTGCTAAGTTTAGAGAAGTAGAAAAACTTTGGAACTTTCCAAGTGGTGCAAAGATAGAGTTTGGTTTCTTAGAACGTGATGCAGATGTTTATAGATATCAAGGTCAAGCATACTCTTGGATTGGGTTTGATGAAATAACACACTTACCTACAGAGTTTAGTTGGAACTACTTAGCTTCTCGTCTTAGAACAACTGACCCAGAAATAAAGACTTACCTTCGCTGTACTGCTAACCCCGGTGGTGTTGGCTCTACATGGGTAAAACGTAGATACATAGACCCACACGAATCTAATAAAAGTTTTTTAGGAACTGATGGACTAACTCGTAAATTTATTCCAGCTAAGTTAGCAGACAATCCTTACTTAGCAGAGGATGGTATTTATGAACAAATGCTAAACTCATTACCGCCAATACAACGTAGACAGTTGTTAGAAGGTAATTGGGATGTCGCTGAAGGTGCTGCATTTGTAGAATTTGACCCAACTATCCATGTAATACCGCCATTTGAGATACCTTTACCGTGGGAAAGAACCAAAGGTATTGACTATGGTTATGCCTCTGAAAGCTGTTGTTTATGGGGAACTATCGATATAAATGATGGAACTTTAATAATTTATAG